AGAACAAAAAGAATTACGAGATGAACTTGCTAAGATTCTTGATGAAACAACATACGATAAAGTTCTTGAGAAAGATGCAAATATTGTTGAAAATACGTCAAAAATTCAAAATAAGACGGTAGCACTTATTTATGTGGGTTAGTTAAATGGCTAGAAAGAAAAAAGAAAAATGGCAACAACCTGAGTCGCCTCCTCCGCCTCTTTTTACGAATCAGAAAGAGAAAGATCTAGTTAAGCAGATCAATGATGAGCTTATAGAGCGCGTAATAGGTCAGCAAATAGTGTATTATCCTATAAGCCTAGAACATACTGATTTTCATCCACTGTACGGAGAAGCGCTAACAAAAACATTCCTTCCTCCTGTACATGTTTATGCGCTTGTTGAGTGGCAAGATTATAAAACAACAACAAATAATTTTGGAGTTGATCGTCGTCCAACAATAGTTGTTCATTTTCACAAACGCAGATTAACAGAAGATCAGGATCTATATGTTCGTGAAGGTGATTTTGTCTATTACGACAATGTTTTTTTTGAAATTGTCTCTTTATCAGAACCAAAAAGATTATTTGGTGATTCACAAAACAAGATGGAAATAGCTGCAAAATGCATAAAAGCCCGCGAAGGAACTTTTGATGCAAAATAAAGTATTTTCAAATTTGAAGCATCTATTTATTATAAGTTTTTGTAATTTTATGTCTAGGAGAAATATTTATGGCAATAGAAAAATTTAGATTCGTATCTCCCGGTATTCAGGTAAGCGAAATTGATGATTCAATCATTCCTACGCCGTTTCCTGCGACTGGGCCTGTTGTTATCGGCAACACTTCCCGTGGCCCAATCATGCAACCAGTTCAAGTTTCAAGTGTAGCCGAACTTGAGCGCGTCTTTGGTTCAACTTCAAATGGAAAAACTGGCGCCGATGATGTTTGGAGATCTGGTGCTCCAACATCTCCTACGCTTGCAACATATGCTGCTCGTGCGTATTTGCAAAATGCTTCACCAATAACCGTTATACGTCTTGGTGGCGTAGAACACAATAGCTCAATCGGTCACGAAGCCGGTACGGAGCCAGGTTGGAAAACCGATGGAGTTTATAATATATTTGGTGTTAGCGGAAGCACAGCAAGTCTTCTAGCAAATATATATGCTAGCGAAGATGTTATTTTTGAGCTAGAAGATGGAGAAAGTGGAAGCGTAACAGGTGGTCATTTTAAGTTAATAATAAGTAATTCTGCTGGTGAAACATCAAAAACAGTATCTCTTCAATACTCATCCGCATCTTTTATACGCAATCAACTAAATACCAACCCTTCCAAATACACAGATACCTCAATAAATTATTTCCTTGGAGAAACATTTGAAAATTCAACAGGTTCAATCAATAATTTTACAGACGTAGTGATTGCATATGATACTCTAAAAGGAAATGATTTTACAACAACTAATATTATAGCAGCAGAGACTGGGTGGGTTATAGACGATCTAGTCGATGGCTCCTATAATCATTTATTTAAATTTGTTGGCTTAAATAATGGTTCAACGCTACACAAAGATATAAAAATTTCTATTGAAAATGTAAGAGAGTCTAAAAACAAAAATATAACAAAATATGGCACCTTTGATGTTGTTATACGTAGATTATTCGAGACACAAACACAAAGTGTAATTGAAAAATTTGCAGATCTAAATTTAGATATAGACTCCGAGAATTATATCGCAAGAAGAATTGGCGACACTAGTAGATATTGGAACACTACCTCAAAACGTTATGAAGAAGAAGGAACTTATGCGAATCGATCTGCTTTTGTTAGAGTTGTTATGTCAGATAACGACATTCCATCAACAGCTCTACCACATGGCTTTGAGATACCACAAGTAGCATCATATGATGCAAGTGATATTGATCCAGCGATATCGTCAACAATTCGACCAAATATTTCACTCTTCTCAGAAGAAATATCCCTAACTCAAGCTAAATCAAAACGCTTCGGATTGGTTTCTGATTATATAAAGAATGCTGATATTGTCGATATCACCTCCTTCTCTGGTAAACTTGATATAGACTCAGGCAGCCAGCCAGCTATTTTTCACACAAGGCACATAAATCTAACTGGAAGTTCCAGATTAGTATATTCTAGTGGTTCTGGCCCAAACACTAACGATGTGCTAGTAAATCCAACATCGAATAGTGGTTCTATACTTGGTTTCGATATGCCAATTTATGGTGGAACTGATGGTAGAAACATAACATTAGTAGAGAGCTTTGTATCTGCTGACCTACTTAGCGACAAAGATGAAAATAATAGTGCTGCTTATCGCTCTATTAAACAAGCTTTAGACATTGTATCTGACGCTGATTTAATGGATATGAATCTGCTTTGCGTACCAGGTCTAAAAGAACACTCATTAACAAATTATATGTTAGAGATATGTAAATTACGCGGTGACACTCTTGCATTAATAGATCTAACTGGTGATCATAAATATTATTATGAAACAAATGGATCAACCGATTCTAGACCAACAAGCGTAAAAGATGTAATCGAAGGTCTTACTGAAAGACAAATAGATAATAGCTACGGCGCAGCTTATTTCCCAGCTGTCTTCGTTCCAAGTGAAGGCATATATATGCCAGCTTCAATCGCAGCGTTGGGTGCAATTGGTGGCACTGAGGGCCGTGCTGGATTGTGGTTTGCCCCTGCGGGATTTAACCGTGGAGGTTTAACAGTTGGTAATTCCGGTATTAGTGTTTCTAGAACAGCATTAAGCCTAAACTCATCTGATCGCGATATGCTATATACTGTTAATATTAACCCAATTGCAACATTCCCAAATGAAGGCGTAGTCATCTTTGGTCAGAAAACACTCCAATCAACACAATCAGCGCTTGACAGAGTAAATGTTCGTAGATTAATGAACTATCTAAAGAAAGAGATTTCTAGAGCTGCTACAAGAGTTATATTTGAGCCAAACATAGAAGCTACATGGAATAGCTTTAAGAGTATTGTAGAGCCATTCTTACTTGCTGTAAAAAACGCATACGGATTAGACGATGCAAGAGTTGTACTAGATTCATCTACTACAACCGCAGATCTTGTTGATCGCAATATAATGTATTGTAAGATCTATGTCAAACCAACAAAAGCAATTGAATATATTGGTATCGACTTTGTTGTAAGCAACAGTGGCGCTGCGTTCACTGAGTAAGAATAAATAAGTTATAGGAGAATATAATATGGCATTCTGGAGTGACACATCGCTAGACCCTAAAAGACAATATAAATTTAAAGTAACCTTTGGCTTCATAAGCCAAGGTTCCGATACCGCGTCAACCTATCTAGCACAAAGCGCAGATAGACCAATGTACACAATATCCGATGGTGTTAAAGTAGATTATCTTGATAAACAATTTAACTTTCCTGGAAAAATTACTTGGACACCTGTTAAAATTAAGTTTGTTGATGCCGTAGGAGGAGTAAACGTATCAAAATTATCATATGATTATCTTGCTCGTTCTGGATGGATTAATCCGGTAAGATCTGGACCAGCAGCAGATCCTGCTAACATGGGCACTATAAATAAATCTGCCGCCGTTGGAGCAACAAGAGATATTAAAATTCAAGTATTAAACTCTTCCGGTGTTCCAGTAGATACCTGGACATTAAAAAACTCTTTCATAACAACCGTTGCTTTAAACAATCTTGATTATTCAGCAGAAGCTATCCTAACAGCTGAATATAACATAAGATACGATTGGGCTGAATTTTCTTAGTTTTTCTTAAACAAGTACCTATTTAATGTATAAATTTTAAATTAAAAGGTACACCGATATGGCATTTTGGACTGACCCATCTGGCTTGTTTCTAAAACAATCTCACAGATGGGTCATTTCTTTTCCTAATGTTTTTGAAGATTCTAGCGAGTTAAAAAACAACTTCATACCAGCGTTTGCTGTTAAAAGCGTTGACAGGCCAAGCATGAGTATGAAAACAATTGAAGCTAAATATCTATATTCTCATGTGTTTAATTTTCCAACCAGGTATGTTTGGAAGCCAATAAAAATAACTTTTTATGATATACTTTTCAAAAACGAGAAAATATATTATGGAAAAGATTTACCGTTTACTTTCTATAAAGAACCAGTTGTGTCAGATAATAGTCTTAAAATACAAGAGGGTACTGATCAAGACAAAAATTTTAACTATCATTTACAAACAACACAGTATTTCTTTCAAGCACTATTACAGGCATCTGGGTATGTAGTACCAAATGAATTTGATGCTTATGATAAGCTTCTAAGATTCCGTAGATATTATTTTAAAGACGATTTGGGATCTACAACCACAGGGCATAAAACAAAAGAGGGAAGATACGAAAATAATTATTTAATTATTAAAGAAATAGACGGTATAGGTAACACCATAGAAGAATGGCGCTTATTTAATCCAATCATAACAGAGGTAACACCTTCGAAGCTAGATTATTCTTCTGACGAGGCTTTAACAATAACAATTGGATTATCCTATGATTGGGCTCAATTTCATCCGATTACATACACAGACGATTCAGAGAAAAAAAGTAAAGAAGAAGCTAAGAAAAAAGCAGAAGAAGCTAAGAAAAAAGAAACAGAGAAAGCAGAAGAAGCTAAGAAAAAAGCAGAAGAAGCTAAGAAAAAAGCAGAAGAAGCTAAGAAAAAAGAAACAGAGAAAGCAGAAGAAGCTAAGAAAAAAGCA